AGATAAACTTGAATCGTAGTACTGTCAAAGGGAGAGAATACAGTTGGCTAGAAAGAAAAAGAAGAAGCAACCAAAGTTTACAATAAGTTCAAATGATGTAAGCGAGTTTAAAAGATTAACTGCTAACGCAAAAGCAATGATAAGAAGTAGAAAGAAAAAATATAATGTTGATATTTCAGGAGAGATCGATTTAAAAACAAATATAACAGAGTTTAAAACTCGTAAAGAATATAATGCTTGGAAAGAAGGAATGAAGAAATTAAAATATAGAGCTGACCTTCAAATCACAAGAACAAAAGAAGGTGTTGTTGCTTCTAAAAAAGTAATTAGACAATCAGATTTGGAAACGAAAAGATTTTTAAAGAAATTGATTCCAATTGAAGGTGAAAAGGGTAAATATAAAAATAAGTACAATAAGATATTTAGTGAAGCTCAAATAAAAGAAATGAACCTTAGAACAAATGTTGCAAGAGAAATGGAAATACAGAGAGCTAAGTATTTGGAAAGTATTCCACGATTTGATAAGAGGGGAAATCAAATAAGAGATACACGAAAAGATAAGACAGGTGGAACGGTTATTATTAGAGATAAATTCGACCCAACGATTATCACACCAGAACAAAACTTTAGATTGAAAGAGCAAAAATTGAAGAAAGTATCTGACCCAGAAAGATATGCTAGACGAGAAGGACAATTGAAACAGAACCAAATGGAGAAAATGTTGCAATCGTTTGGTGATGACGCAAATGATGTAATAGCTTATTTTAATAAAATGAGTGATGCTGAATTTAATAACTTTTACTTTATGTATATGGATTCTAGTATGGGATTTAATGAATATGACTCAGATCAATATGTTGGACAATCTAAAGACACTGATGATCAATTAGCTGGTGTTATTGAAGCGATACGAACAGACATACAGAGATATGATAAAAATAGAGATAAGTATTTATTGTTGGCAAAGTATTGAAGTAGTGAAGGGAATGAAATGGTTTGGGAGAGAAAAAGAAAAAGAGAAAAAAAGCCCAGATAAAAACATATGCTTGTGACTTTGAAACAAACACAGAAGCTTGGCTTGATAACAAAGCATGGCAAATACATACTAATGGAGATCAAGCTTTTGTGTGGTCATGGGGAGCTACTGAGATTCGTGAAGATATGAATTTTAGAGGAGAGTTAGATAATTTCATTTTAGGTAAGTCCATTAAAGAATATGTGGATTGGTTGTTAGATGGAAGTAAAAATGTTTGGTTTCATAACTTAAAATTCGATGGATCTTTTATAGCTGTTGAGATTATGAGAAGAGGCTACAAATTCACATTTGAACAGAATCCAGCTGTTGGCGAATTTACAGGATTAATTGATGGAAAGAAAATGTGGTTTGAATTGAAGATATGCAAAGAAGGTCCAAGAGGCGGAAGACAACATATTGTTATTAAGGATTCTTTAAAGAAAGTTCCGATGGGATTACGAGCTTGTGCGTTTGCGTTTGGTTTGGATGTGTTTAAAGATGATATGGATTACGATATTGTTAGGGGACCGTATGAGCCAATAAGTGAAGCAGACTATAAATACCTTAAAAAGGATGTTGAAATTACAGCTAAGATTATTCATTATCAAGTATTTCAATCTAATTTAAAGAAGACAACAATTGGTTCGGATGCTTTGAATGAGTTTAAAACAACTGTTGGAGGTAATCAAGGATTCCTTGAATTGTTCCCAGTATTGGACTTTGAAACAGATAGTTTTATTCGTAAAAGTTATTTCGGTGGGGTGACACAAGTTAAACCGGGGTATGAGGGTAAACTTGTTGAAGAAGGATGCGTGTTTGATATTAACTCCATGTATCCCTATGTGCAATACTATAAGCTATTGCCTTATGGTGTTCCATTAGAATATGAAGGTAATTATGATGATTTGTGTGAAGATATAAAAGAAGATTATCCATTATATATTCAACAGGTTCAATTCTCTTTTGATGTGAAAGACAATATGCTACCTACAATTCAATTGAAGAAACAGAACGTTGATTTTAACTACTCTGATTTAGATGATATGAGAAAGTTTAATGGTAGAGAGTTTCAAAAGAGTAGTGATGGTGAAATCGTTACAATGTATCTCACAAGTGTTCAATGGGAACAGATTAAAAAACATTATTGGTTAGATGATGTTAAATTTATTAAAGGTGTTATGTTTAAGGGTAAAGTTGGCATATTTAAAGAACACATTGATAAGTGGATGAAAGTAAAAATACAAGCTAGTGAAGACGGTAATGACGCGTTGAAATCACTGAGTAAATTGATGCTTAATTCACCTTATGGTAAATTTGGTACGAATACGATTAGAACAAATGTAGAGCCTTTCCTATGGGAAGATGATGAGAGCTTAGGCTTTAGGATTCAAGACGAAGAAGAAATTGAAAAGATGACACCTGAAGAATATGAACAGTATGAAAGAGATATGGCTAGTGATCCTATTTATACAGCTTAC